TTCAGTTCGGATGCAGTCAGATCCGTGTCTACACTGGCGACCTGTATCAGACGCATGGCGGCACGCACCAGATCATGGCCGGTGTACATCTGCCCCACGTTCTGGACGGTCTTGACGCCAATCGCGGCATACTCAGCGCCCGTGTCTGTCCATAGCGCCGTGTCCTGATTCCATAGTGACTGTTCCAGATACCAAATGGGGCTGACCAGGTTCCAAATGTTCTGGATCGTCTGGCCATTGGCTATGTTGCCGCCAGCAATCAGCAGATCATACTGCACAACGACCGTGCCGGTCCCCGTGCCTGCGCCGGTACACTGGAATGTCACGCCAACGGTGTTGGATGGCGCGCCAATCAGGGTGAAATCAGTTGAGCCAATAGACTCAATCGTTACCGTCTGACCAGCCACCAAGCCCGTCACAAGCTCACCGCCCCATGGCGCATAGAACGTGATGGTGTTGTTGCTGGTGATCTCAATCGGGTTGGTTATCTGAGTCGTTAACGCCGCGTCTGAATAGATGTAAGCAGGCGTTTGCGTGCCGCCAACAAACACTTCGCAAGCGGCATCGCCCAGCGTTGCTCCAGCCGGAGGAACAAGGATCAGCGTGAATTGGTTGGCGGTGGGCATGGTTAGCAGTCCTCAGCGTCTGCGAACTCTGGGAGGGTTTTCAGGTGCAGGTAAGCCTGCTTGATGAAGTTTTCGCCGTTCACATCTATAACAAACGAATGTTGTTTTGTGTCTATAATGACATTTTCAGAATATGCGTTTACTACGCAACTCATAACGGTTTTGTTTCCTTCGATTTTATCCACGCGCAAATACGCATCTTGGACGATTAATTTACCGGGAAACCCATCAATAGATTTTTCGATTGCTTTTTTAAGCGCCACAATTTTCTCCTTTACAAGTTACCTTCTGAAACCCAAGTTCCCGGCGATCCAGGCGCAGTGCAAATCCATGCCTTAGGCTGACCAACAGTAGGATTATTATTGATCACGCGATTGCCTTTTTCCCAGACGTATGTCACGCTAGTCGGCGCTGCATCGTTACGAATATCAAAATCACGGGCTGTATACAACCCTTTGAAAATCTTAAACTGGCTTATTAATACAACCGTGCCATTTCCTAATAACATCTGAAATCCAACGCTTCTGCTGACAGAAGAAGTGAAATGCTTTGGAAAACACAAATGATTGATGCCAGCGCCCAGCGTAAAAAACTTATAAGCACCACCAAATATCAAACCCACAACAACAGGGCCGGTTGCGTACACTAATGCTTCATAAGTAAGGTCACCATTGGGAAGCGATGAAACGCCCGGGCTATTATCCATCTGAATAATGGCTATGGCGTTGTTTGCCGTTCCGGTAATTTGATAGTCCCAGGTTCCACCGCCAAGAGGGTCTGTTACGCCATTAGCAACCGATACGTTTACTAATACTTGTGAGGTTTGCCATGGATTTCCAGCATTGCCAACAAGATCCGACACCGTAACAAATGATTTTCGAAAAGAAACATCACCTACCGCAACTACGCTGGCATTATCTGAATCATTAGTATCGCCAAATAGCTGTTTTACAGTTTCTTGTGTATTTACAACATGAATGATTGTAGATGACAAAACAGCGCGATCTGCCGCCGTCATAGACGGATCAACATAAATCATTGTTGTAGGAGCTGATGACGCCGTTATATTATCAAACAAAAGTAATAACGGCGGCTTGATGAGTGTGATTGCTTTTTGTGAAGCAACGCCATACAAACCGCAATCACGAAAAACAAGTTCACCGCCAGCAGCATTCCAGTTTACAATAAGTCGCAAACTTTCGCTGCCGAAGTCACATTGGCAAAAAGTGTAATGCCCGGCATCTTGCACATCGAACCAAATGGAATTGGCGCTCGTGTACGGAGTAAACCTTGTGTCTTTAATGGTCACTCTGCCAGATTTCGATTTGAACCCAACTTGCGATGCTGTTTCAATCCATCCATCTTCTAACAGCAGATTATCAAAACCCGGAGCGCCCATTGTCGCTGAATCATAAACAATACTTGATGTTGCATTTGAAACAAGCACTGGGCGCGACCAAGTAATGTGAGACCCGTTTCCGGGTGATACCCCTTTGAAGTAAGTTCCAGTCCAATTAACAGCAAAAACATCAATCAGTTTAGTTGTGTTTCCGTCAATGCCGCCAGATGTGTGATGGAACACGTCAACGCCACCATTGAAAGAAATGTTTCTAACGGTGCTACCGTAGCCCATACATACAAAATAACTGCTATTTCCTGTTAAGTTAATAACAACCTTATTGCTTCCGCTAAATCCAGCATGAGATTCGCTTTCGCCTTGCAAATACAAGTTGTAAGCAGGGCTTGCATCAGTAGCAACCGGAGAGTCAATCTTGTAATTTCCGGCAGGAACGATGATCGGCAAGTTTGTAGCTATTGCTTTTTGAAACGCAGTCGTGCTGTCGGTCGCGCCCGTCGGATCAGCCCCAAAGTCCAGCACGCTTATCCATTCCCGCATTTTTGCCTGAGCGGAACGCGTCACCGCACCCGTGCCAGCCTGCTCAAACCCCACAAAGTTGCTGCCCGCATCGGTAGCAAGGTCGGAAATCATGCCAGATGCGCCGCCAGTGGGTGATTCGATGGGGAAATCCACGGCTGTGGTGCTGACCTCCAGCGCCGTAGCATTGCCTGCGCCATCCTGCACGGTCGCCAGTGAGCCAGATGCGCCATTAGGAAGCTGAAGCAGACCGCCGAAACTGAGATTAATATGTTGCGGGCCGAGATTCGACATTGTTACCCCTTTGTTGTGTTCTGGCCTGCCAAATACGCCAGCAGGAAACCTAAAATTATCTCAAGCGCATGGGTTAAATCCGACCGCATGACAGCGCCACATTCAGCGTTAACTTTTCCGTCCGGCTGCCACCAGTACCATGCAGCGCAGTTGATCGTCATCATGATTACGACAACGCAAAACGTGCCGATAACCCATGAAATCAGGTTAACCGGCTGCAACGGTTGCCCAGCCCACGCCGGTAGATTGCAGTGTCACCCACTTGCCCTGATTGCCTGACATGATAATGCCGCTGTTCATCATGACAATGACGCCTAGCGGGTACACGTTTGCCGCTGAGCTGGATATGCCAGCCAGAGTGCAGGCGACAATGTGAATGATGCGCCCAGCGCAAGTTGTGGCGTCCGGCAGAAGCAAAGTGAGATCAGCTGAAGCGTTGCTGATGATTGTCTGGTCGGTAGCGCCTACTGTGTAGCGGGTAATATCGGTCAGGATGACAGGCGCAACCAGCTTGGCGCCATTTCCGCCGATATTGCTAACCCAGCCGCTCACGCGACAACCTCATAAGCCACTGCGTATGACCCGCTAGGCATGCTGATACGGATAGCCATCAGGCGGCCAAGAAAAACGTCTGTGGTGGCGGCAGAAACAGCGCCAGCAGGCCATGCTTGCCAGATAGCCGCGCTAGGTGACTGTGCAGCGCCAGGAGTGGTGGAATATTCAACCAGTCCGGTACACGCGCCGCCTGGCACTACAGTAATCGTGATTGGCGATGGCAGAACGGATGCGTCCAGAATGTCAGAACCAGCGGCAACAGCGCCGCTGTAGTGCGAAGAAACCGTGGAACGGTCAATGATCGGGGTCTGAACTGGGTGCAGCTTGGTCGTCATTGGTTTTCCTCGGCCTTCCACGCGGCCTTCTGGGTGCTTCTGGCTGACTCATCAAAGGATCGTCAGTGCCGTTCAAGAAATCTTGGCTTAACCGCCATCCTTGAGCATACAGCCTGCGGTAATCATCCAGATCCACCGCTATCAGTGAATTAGCATAATCGTCACGGTGGACGGATGCCGGAAAATCGTACGCCATATTCCTTCCCTAGAGGAATGAGGGGGAGCGAACTCCCCCGTCAATCTTAAGACTGTGCAGCAACAATGCCAAGGTTGGTCAGCTTGCCATCGCCGAAGGCAGTCTGAACAGGATATGCACGCGCTACATATACCAGATAGGTGTCAGCAGCAGGCGTCAGAGCGCCAGCAGTGGGGTTGATGTAGCGAATTGCCAGAGTATTGGCAGCAGAAACGCGGGCGCTGGTGATAGCGGTAGCGTTGCCGGTGCTGGCAGTAGTGCTGATAGATACAAAATCACCAACGGCAAGGCCGCTCACGGTGAAAGTCTGCTCGGCAGACGTGGCAGCACTGACGCTGGCAGGCGTGACTGCAACAGACAGGACAGCCTGACCGCGCAGGATCGATTCAGAGACTATATTAGGACCTGGATTGCTCATTTGATGCTCCTAGAATGGGGTTGCCCCGCTGTTACACGGGGCGAATGGGGTTTAGCCGGTAACGCGGCAGGCTAATTCCGGATAAACCGTCTGGAATCCGTAAAGGACATCGAGACGAGTCGGCAGCTGGTCGCTGTTGATATCGTACTGGCGAACCAGACGTATAGACACGCCATCAGCGGAAGCGCGGCCAGCCATGTCGACGCCCTGCGGCAGGATCAGGTCGGCGGTGGCGAATGCAAAGGCATCACGGTGGAACGCCAGCGCCTGCGTGTAGGTGGCTGCTGAGCCAGAATTGCCAGAGATAATGGCAGCGGTGCCGGATGGAATGGTTCCGGTTGAGCTGGTCACGTTCTGGAACTGGCCGCTGAAGATCGGGTTAGGATAGACGGGGATGCTGGTGGAGCTGGCAGCAACGTCAGCGGTCACAACGAAGTTACGCAGCACGCCGGTAGACTGGCGGCTCTGTGGGTTGACAGCGTAAACGCCGGGGATCTGGAACACGGTTCCCTTCGTGATCGTGCCGGAGGTGCTGGAAACCGCCAGATTGAAGCCGGTGCTGGCATTGGTCTGAACGCTTGAGCCAGACTGAGCGGACACGGTGAACGCAGTAGCAGTACCGGTGGTGTAGCTGCCAACGTTCTGATCCATGGCGAAATTAAAGCCCAGCGTGTTGTCACCCAGCGCACCTTTCTGGAAGATGCTGGAAATAACGACCTGTGGGTTAAACAGGTTGGTCAGGCCAGAGACGATGCCAACTTCCACCTGTGGATCAACCACAAATGAACGCATTTCATCGACTGGCGCGGCTTCCTGATTCAGACGGGCGCGAGCGCCAAGGATGGCGGCCTGTGACTGAACGCTGGTTGGAGTGCCGGACAGAACGCCAGGCGTGCCAATCAGGTTGTACACGTTATAGAACTGCTGAAGGCCATCGTAATCAATCTTGTTCGCAACAGCGGCAATGGCAGGCTTGATGAAACGATCAGAGAAGTCGCTGATGTTCATCGTGAGATCCTGCGTAGTGAACGCCATATCTACACCGAACTGAGTGCTGAGCGTCAGCGGGATATAAGTTTCAACTGAGGATTCAACCTGAAGCGCGGGGCCGGTGCGTCCGACATAGCGGGGAGGCTTTCTGATATTCAGCGTGGTGCCGATTTTTCCGCCTTCTACTGCAAACTTGTCATCGTAATGACGTGCAATAGCGCGAGTGAATGTCAGCTGGTTGACGAGGACGCGGAGGGCCTCATTGGTGATCATGCTTATAGTAAGCAAATTGTTAGTGGTCATTTCAATGCTCCAAAAGAAAGAAAGAAGGGTATTAGCCTTGTTTTTTTCCCTCGGTAGGAGCCTATCCCATGATTGACCGTGGTACTGCCTGACTGACCAAACCGGCTAGAGACTGGTAGACGTGCGTGACTTATAAAACAAAAAACGGCCAGCGTCAACTGGCCGCTGTGATTGATTGCTATTCTTTTGCTTCTGCAAGTTTACATTTGAGCGCATAGCCCATGAGCGGCCATATCTTGTCGATGGCGTTTTCTCGGGCGATGCTGTACCCGATCCCTGCGTCAAAGTTTTCCGGGCTGACGCAGGCGCTTTCACCTGTGACAGTGAAGCCGTTGCGTAAGACAATTACGCAAAATGTCAGTAGAGGTAATGGTTCAGGACTGTGGAAAACAACGGAGCTGACTTTTGTCTCGCTGTCTGCGTTCCAAGCGGCAACGCCATAAACGCCTTGTTCTGCCGTAAAATAATGTTCTGATGCAATGTTGTTTTCAATGTCCTGCATGGTGATTCTTGGTGCTTCACTCATCTTTTCATCCTCGCCATTTTCGCTTCCCGTTCCTCGGCATTGCGTGCCGCTATGAACTCGGCTGTCGTCATTTCTGCCATCTGTTTTTTCACGCCTACGCCTGCACTCGTCCCATGCAGCGGCTTAATCGGCTGAGGTGCCTTGCTAGTCGTTGGCGTGCCATTGATAATCTGCGCCAGCTTCATGCCTGCTGCAATTGGGGGCAGTCGAGCAATTTCATACGCCAGTTCTGGATTCTTCCCCAGCTGGTAGGCAATCATGGGGCCGTTTTCCAGCTCCAGCACTGCCTGCCGGATGGTCGCGTTCTGCGCCAGATTCGGATCACTGGTGATGGTTTCAATCACGGCATCATAATCCGAGAACTGCTGACGGGCCGCATTCTCAGCATTAGCAATCCGCTGCTGGGTCTGTTGTTGACGCTGATATTCTTCTCGCTGCTGCCACTCTTGCGCAATCGCCTGACGTGCCTCAAGTACCGCTGATTGCTTGTTGTACTGAAACATGTCCTGCACATAGCGCGGATCATAAACGCCGCCGCTGTATTGATTCGGATCTGGCGGCTGGATCTGTTGCTGTTGTGGCGCTTGTTCCTGTGGTGCAGCGTACCGCTCCAACATAGCCTGCTGGGTTGCCAGCGCCTTCTCAAGCCTCTCAGCCTGGCGTCTGGCTTCATGTTTCTCGCGTGTCAGCTCATCGATGCGCCGACGATACCACGGGTCTTTTTCTTTCGGCTGTTCCTCAACTTCTTCAACCGCTTCCGGCGCTTCCGATTCCGCCTGATCTGATACAGCCTCAACTGTATCAGGCGCCTGTGCTTCTGCTATTTCTTCGCTCATAATCGCCCCTATGATTGCACGGGTTTAGACTCCCCGGTGAGTGCATTAACGTCTGGCTGGCGCGTCATGCTGCCAGCCCCTCTTGCCGCCGGTTGCTGGGGTCTCGCCCCGCCAGCAGATTGCATTTCGGGTTGAGTCATCGCCTGATATTCCATCTGTTCAAGCTCATCCCCCGTTTCAGCAGCCTCAACGCTGCCTGCCTGCATCATCATGAGCAGGTTTTCCCGAACCGCCGCCTGAAGCTGCGTGTCCGTCATCATGACCTTGCCTTCCACCTCCATGCGTTTTGTCTGCGAGTCGTACCATTCCCGCTCAACGCGCTGGATCTCCAGCATACGCTGGTCGCGCAAACCTTGGATCTCGGCTGACATGTGCTCCATCTGGCCTGCCAGCTGTTCCATCTGCTGCTGCGCCTGCACAACTTCAGGCGGTATTTTGTCGCCGTTCTGCGCCTGAGGCTGAAGGTTAGGCGGCAGCATCAACTGAAGGCGTCTGGCAATTTCCTCAGCGCCCGGCCAGTCCATATTCTTCACCATCAAGTCGCCGATAATCTGGAACAGGGACGGGTTAGCTTGCGTCAACGCCAGCATCATTTGCGCGGCTTCATCGCGTTTCGTTGCGTATGACGGGCCGCTATCGCAGACTACATCGTACCGCCCAATGGTCGGATTGTAGATGGATTCAATGCCGGGATTGTCAGTATACGCGCTGGCCTGCGGCAGATTCGGATCAAGCCTGACAGACCGTGCTGCGCCATCCTCGCCGATGATTCGGGCAACACGGGGACGGTCATAAACGTGCGGGATCATGTCCAGAATAACGCGGCCCACTTGCCGGATGGAGCGGCTTAGATTGTCTTGGAAGTGAAAAATGGCGGTATCTGCCTGCTTCTGTCTGAGCGCCAACGCACGTCCGGATGTTTCGTTACTCTGGTCGCCCAGCGATGGCTGGTAAATGCCCATGCTTTGCATGATATCGTTCTCAGCAAGTTGCACGGCCTGCATGATCGCGCTGGATGCTTGCGGCGGCTGCGCACGTTGTGGTGGGCCAACTGGCGTGCCGGCAATACTAACGGGATCATACTCAAGATAGGCCAGCGTTGCTTTGTTCGCCATGCCCCAGTTGGGATCAGTCTCAAACTGTCCGGCCACGCCAATAAACGGTGCTTTTGGTGCAAGTGCCACGTTCTCAGCGTTTGCTGACAGGTAATAGTTGTAAAGGCGCTGGGCATCCTTTGCGTTGCGCACTAGGCCAGACAGGTAACGCCTGCCCTGTAGCCACAGTTCCTGACCGATGACGGGAATGACGGGAATGTAAGTGGTCGGAATCTCGGTGCGTTCCAGCACTTTGTCGCCCGTAACCTTGCACCACATGCACTTTTTAACGTCAGCAATGCGCACCCGCATAGGGTCAGCAGGATCTGCAATCTCGCGCTGTTCGTGTTCGATGTAGTAATACTCGGCCACGCGTACTGAGTCAGTCGTGTACCAACCTTGCGCATCGCCATTGCCTGCGGTCGCGAAACTGGTCATGTCCACGTCAGGGTACAGGCGCTTAAACTCGTCCTTGCTGACTTCTTCCGCAATGATGCACCATTCGGCGTCCGATCCGTCCGGCGCGTGACTGTGCGGGTCGTAATAGACCTTCAGCGGGTCAGGGATGCGGTCGATGTAAATCTCTTGATCCCAGCCGTCGCTGTCAGCCCAATCATTGCGAATGCGAATGTACCCGATACCGGCATCCACAGACCATTCGATAGCGGTATCGTAAGCAATGCTGGCGTTCGAATTGTCCTGAATGTGTCGCACAATGCCCATCAGCACTTCGGCAGTTTTCTGGTCGGCTTCGTCGTTAGCAGGACGGTAGCGCACTGATGGCGTGTTCTGCCTGATCTGGTTTACAACGCGGTTACGGAACTGAAGCAGGCGGTTCACAACCAGCATGGGGCGTTCCTGACCTGGGCGGTTCCGATCGCTCTTGGCAATCTGGCTCCATTGATCTCCCAGCCGCGCAAACTTGATATCGTCTAGCATCAGCTCGCGATTAGCTGACTCTGCTTCCATCGCAAGATCAAACTTCTCGCGGATCTCGCGCAGCATGTCCTCGTCAAAGTTGCCGGTATCGTCATCGTCTGACGCAGCCGTGATTAGATTGTCCATAGTTACTCCGTCAGAATGATTGCCAGCTGGAAGCGCGGTTTGCCGTATTATCACGCCTTGTCCGCTGATTGTCATTTTTCATGCCATCGATGGCAGTTGCAAGGTAGCGGAAAGCATCTGCGCCGTGGCTGAATTCATCGTGCAACGGCTTGCCTGCCGTGTCTGTTTTCGCATTGATAGCACGGCGGTAACGTTTCAGACACTCTTGCAAGCGTGCGGTCTTGGCCTTGTCCATCCAGACCCTTGGGAACAGCATCCTGGCCGCCCTGATGCCGCCCTCAACGTCACCAATAGGAACTATCTCGGTATTCCAGCCCATGGATCGCATGATCTCATCAGCAGAATGACCGGTGCGGTAATCTTTCACAACAGCATCGTGCGGCAGGTAAAGCGTTCCCCAGTTGTAATTCTTCTGCCTGAGCAAATTGCTATACCAGTCAAGCGTTTGATGCGACTCTTCCACATAATCAATGATACGGCACTCTGATCCAGCTCGTTGCACAATGATGATGGACATAGAATCCGACCACCCAAGATCAAACACGGCATGGGCTTTCAACTTGGGGTCGTGCGTGACTGATGTGATCCGGCCATCGTCAAACATGGTTTGATATTCACCCGCATAGATGGCGCCGTCCACCACTGACTTGGGCTTTCCTTCCCAGATGTTGTCATACTGGTCTGGCATGGTTTTGAGGCAGTGTTCACGCTCGCGGTCGAGAACATCAGGGAACCACGGGTTGTCCTTCCAGTTGATGGCGATGACCAGACTATCAGGAGGCGTGTTTACAATGAAACGCTGGTAAGTTGGGTCGGTGTCTAGGTCAGGATTAAGGGTTAGCCAGATTTCTGACTCAGGCTTTCTGATAGTAGGCGTAAGGATTGCCCAGGATTTGTCTGATACGGACTGCGCTTCTTCAATCCAGACACGATCCATGCCCTCAAAACTCTTGACTGATTCAACCGTGTGCATAGCGAGACCAGCAAACGAAAACAGGCTGCCGTTTTTGCCGCGTATCTCGGTTTCCAGCACTTCATAGAATTGCCCCAGCCCCAGTGCTTGTATCTGATCCGTCAGGAGCTGATGCACTGATTGCTTGATGGACTTCTGGATCTCTCGAGCGCACAAGATGCGCAGCGGCTTTGATGCGGCAAGGATCAGCAGCGCACGCGCCACTGCCCAGGACTTGCCGGAGCCACGGCCACCGTGCAAGACCTTGTAACGATACGGCTGGAAAATGGGCTTGAGCTTAGCGGGGAATTGGGCGTTCACTGTCT